TACTTTCATTCTCTGTAAAAAAAGCTGTAATAGGCAAATTTGAATTATTAGCAAAATGGATTATGGTGTTTATTGCTTTTATTGCATCTTGTATTTTTGTTGATGCCCTTATATGTCCATATACATATCCATATACACGAAAATTTATAGTCATAAAAAATTATCTTTAATTATTAAATTGAAATTTATCAACTATCCCAAAGACTGATAGCCTTTGAAAACCATCTGTGTTTCTATTCTCTAAGTCATACGCCTTTAGCTCCTGTTCTCCGAATATCTTAGTTTTTCTTGGAGCTTCCTCCTTGGGAATATTAGCTTTTATGCGGAAGTTATCATTGCTAGTTTTAACAGCGTCTCGCATCTCAAATCGCAGACACTTACCGAAATATGCCATAAACTGCGCTTTCGAGCAAAACCTATTATCTCGCCGTTTTGACATTGAGAGGAGTATTTCATTCATTGCATTTAGGCTAAAGTCTCGTCCTGACAGGCTTTGTAGTTTAGTGCAGTCCTCTTTTATCAATGGGTAGTGATGGCTTAATGATTGAGGCTCTTTGTACTGGTTAAAACGATAAATTCTTGCCTTTGCCTGTGCCATAGTAGGCTTTTTCCGCTTATTAGAGGGTCTTTTTTTGAGTTTAGTGGGGGTAGTAGGTGAAAATTCTCTAATTTGAGGTTCTGTATTTTCCTCAAGTTTACCACTTTCAAAATTTTGTAAAAAATTAGATTTCAGATCTATATCTTCAATATCTTTATTTTCATATATATAGAGAGGGTCGTTTTCTCGGGACTTAAATGTCACGATAGAATTTTCTGTGGGGCTTGTATTTTCTAGCCTTTCCTCCTTATAACTAAACTCATAACTAAATCGATATTTTTTGCCATTATAAGTAATAGAATTATGGTAAGAAATATCTAATATATCCGCTAGCTCTTCAATAATCCTTATATTCTGCCTTCTTTCAACGAATGTAAAAGTAGAAATATATTTGTGATTTAGGAATACTCTTTCCCCTTTGATTAGTTTTCCCATAACAGCACTAAGTAATTTATTAGCTGGGCTACTAAGAAAAAAGGACTTTTGACGAATTGGCTTAACCTTTTGATTAGCTCTATTTATCTTATCCCAGTTAATATAACTCTTACGATAGCGGGCTTTTTCTTCCTTAAATGAGTAGAGTTTGCATAGTTGTTCTAGGTATGATTCCGTAAAGGTTAATTTTTGCTCTTGTTGTTTTGCCATATTCTCTAAAAATTTTAATAATTTATAATTTTTTAGAAAAAGTGCCTTGACGAAGAGACAATATACCACTATACTCCAAACTGTTATATGTAAGGAGTTTGGGTGCTTTCTCTTCTGGGTCGGCACTCTTTCTTTTTTTATCGCTATTGTTTCTGATGTTTTAATTCCTATTTTCTACAAATACTCTCCATAACCTCCTAATTTTTACTTACATAACAAACAAGAATATTAACTATTTTATTAAAATCAAGTTATATCTTGAAGTTTTTATCAAAAAGCTTATATAATTATTAAAATTAGTATGCCTAGAATAATATAAAAAATATATGGAAGACATGACTATTAAAGCAATAAATGACAGTGATCTTTTCACTCAAAAACAAAAAAACGTTCTTGCTACTTTAGTAGCAGTGGCAGTAGATAACGTTGCATATATTAGTGTACCATCTATTAGCAAGGCAATTAAATTAGCTCCTAATAGTACATATATTGTTCTCCGTTCTTTAGAAAATGGTGGATATATTTCTAGAAAACGTGATCAATCTCAAAAAAATAACTCTTATAATATAAATAAAGAAAAATTAGATTGGCTTGTAAAAATATACAAAAAAAAGAAAATAGGGTTAAATTTAATAAAAAAATAAAAATATTTTTCAAAAAAGCTTGACTAGTCAATAATATTTTTCTATACTCATCTCATAAGGCAATAAAAAAACGCCTTAAGTTGGAAGCTTAAGACGTTTTAAGAACCTTATAAGTTGTAAGAATTAACCAGTAATCAGACTCAATAATTCTTACTTTCAATAACCCAAATTGAGAAGAAAGTATATATGCAAAATATCTCAACGCTACCATTATGTCAAGGTAGAAATTCTTACGAAAAAAATCGTAAAAACATTAATAATCTAGCAAGTTATGGTACAATAGAACCATCCACTTGTAAATTATCTGCTGTGTCACGACTTGAAGAACTAAGCGTTGCCAAGGCTAAGGAAGTTTTAAGAAAAATGCTATTGCCCTCAAGAGAAGCGGTACAAGTATTTTCTAATCTTGAGCAATTAAGGGAAGCGATAAAAATTTCTAATGAGCGTCAAGCAGTAAAATTACCAGCTAACATAACCGAAGCTCCTAAGTTTCACGAGGCTAAAAGTGAACCTGTAGAATTATCAGCATCTAGCAAAGAAACATTTGCTAGAATCGGTGAAAGAGCAAGGGAAGCGTTTATAGAGGAGCAGATTGAGAGAGCTGACTTTTATAACATTCCCTATAAAAGTTATGGTGAGAATTACTACCAATTAATGCTTGATATTGATAAATACGAGTATTTACTGGGAAAGGCAAACGACTATTGTGTAGACTGGGATAGTAGCGAATATGACCTTGTAGCTCTAGAGCAGGCAATAGAAGAAGCTGAGCATAATGCTTACATGGCCGATCAGGAGTTACGTTCTTATTATTCACAATCAAGAGGAATAGAGGTTTAATATGGCTATAAAAGATCGTTTTATTCCGAAAGAAGAGTTTATGAGGTTGTTATTTACTAAAATTGATGGTGTAGATACGCACGAATTGTCAATGTGGCTTAAGTCTCAAACTAACAATCAATGGGTAGTAGTTCCAAAAACTTTTTGTGATTTATTGTTACAATTTATTGAGGGATTTAATAAATATAATTTTCTTGTAATTGAAAAAGAAACATTAGAAACATTTGAGAATTTAAAAAAATATTTATAGGAATACATTAAACTATTAATACAGAAAGTTATAAATAAAGAAATAATGGTAATTATATGAACGTAGATATGGAAAACCTATTTTACAACGAATGGAAAAGTAGGCAACACGTAAAAAGACAGGAAGATAGCTATAAGGAATATGTAGCAAAAAATCATACTGCTCAATTAATGGATGAAGTATTAAATAAGGTAAGGAATATATGACACTTCAAAAACCAACTCAAGACAAAGCCGATCAAATGATAAATGACCAAAAGAAATTACTAGATTTAGAAAAATTAAAGTATAAGGCTAAAGATGAAATTAAAGAGGTTCGACGAAATAACAAGAATTACTTTCATACTAATAATCCTAAAATATTTAGTCTGTATTTTCCATATATGAATAGGTTAAATATAGCATCAAAAAACTTTAAAAATTTTAAATCACATTTAGAAAAAAAATACAATTTTGAATTTCCTCTCGATTGTTCTGGCTCGAATAGTACAAGCCTTTTATTTACTAAATTTTTTAAGGATAGATTTATTGATGAGGTAAAATCATGAACAAGCAAGAATGGCTAAGAGAACGTAAGAACTATTTGGGTGGGAGTGATTTGGGAGCTATTTGTGGGCTTAATCCATACCGCACGGCTCTTGACGTATACTTAGATAAAACCAGCGATGATATTAGCGAAGAGACTAACGCTGCAATGAGGTGGGGAACTCTTTTAGAAGACGTTATTGCCAAAGAATATGCACAAGTTACTGGCTATGATGTGGAAATAGAGCCAAACACGATTTATCATCCTGAATATTCATTTTTAGCAGCTAATATTGATCGGTGGGCAGATAATAAAAGGCGTATTCTTGAATGTAAAACTGCTTCGTTTCTTAAAGCTAAAGAATGGGGCGACTCAGGTACTGACCAAATCCCTGAGTCATATCTGATACAAGTAGCTTATTATGCTGCTATCTGTGATGTACCAAAGGTTGATATAGCAGTTTTAATCGGCGGTCAAGATTTTAGAATCTATACTTATGAACGAAATAGGGAGCTAGAAGATAAGCTAATTAAAATAGCATGTAATTTCTGGTATAACCAGATAGAAAAAAGAATACCGCCTAAATGTGTTAATACTAAGGATACATTTAATTTATTTCCTCAAAGTAATTATCACGAAATAGTAGCGGAAAGTAACATTTTGGAAAAATGGGAACAACTTAAAGCCTTAAGAGCAGAAGAAAGTAAGATAGCCGATACCATTGAGAAATTAAAGACCGATATACAGGAATTTATGAGAGATTATGACGTGCTAATTGATAATCAGGGGAACGTAATAGCCACATGGAAAAACACTGCTCCAAGGTCGCTTGTGAACGTCAATAAACTAAAGGAAATGTTTAAGGACGCATATGAACAATGTTTAAGTGTAGGCAAGCAGTCAAGAATGTTTTTAATTAAGTGAGGTAGAAAATGAGCAATATAGATATTACGATGCTGACACCGATTATAGCCTTAACGTGCATGGGAATAGCCCTAATTATACTAATGACTAAATTATAAACGAGGTAGAAAATGAACAACATAACATCAATAAATGCCGCTAATGAAATTGACCAACATATATGGTCAGCACTAAAAAACAGCTTATATACTGGAGCAAGAGACGAAAGTATAAAAATGGTTCTTGATTATTGCAAGGCGGCAAAATTAGACCCGATGCAAAAGCCTGTACATATTGTTCCGATGAGTGTAAAAAATGCCGTTACAGGCAAATATGAGTACAAGGACGTAGTTATGGCAGGTGTTGGTTTATATAGGATACAGGCGGCACGTAGTAATCAATATGCGGGTGTAAGCGAGCCTGAATTTGGCGAAGATGTAACATGTAATTTAGGGGGTGCTGAGATTACTTATCCAAAATGGTGTAAGGTAACAGTTAAAAAGCTGGTAAATAATACTATTGTTGAATTTACTGCTAAAGAATACTGGTTAGAAAATTATGCTGCTAAAAAAGATACATCTACACCTAATACTATGTGGCAGAAAAGACCATATGGTCAACTTGCCAAATGTGCTGAGGCGCAAGCACTACGTAAGGCTTTTCCTGAGATAGTAAGTCAGCATCCGACAGCTGAGGAAATGGAAGGCAAGCACTTTAATGAGCTTGAAATGGAAGTTAAAAATATAACCCCAAAATCTCAAAGTATAAGTAGCAAACTTGATTCTGTTTTATCTAATCAGGAGGAAGAGGTCAAAGACCTAGAGCCGAGCGAAACACTTTTAGAGTTGCTAGAACTTATTAAATTGCATAACGTACCCAGTGAAATATTAAACAAGTGGTGCAGTAAAGCAGGTGTTGAAAGTATTGTTGATTTAGGGGAAGAAAGACAACTGGCTTGTATAGAGTATATTAATAAGCAATATAATTATTCGCAAAGCATAGTAGAGGCAGCGTAAGTTTAGAAAATACACCCAAATTAAAGGAGCTAAGCTTTTTAGCTCCTTTTTTCTTTTTACGAAAAAACATGGATTAAGATTGTTTCTGCTATAATAAAAATAAAGCTTTTATTTTGTTATAGACTAGAGGCAAAAATGCAAAATTACGATCCATATTTAAATACCTACAACTATCCTTATAACAGTTCTGATCCTTATAACCTAGCTTCTTCTGATGGCGATAATCAAATGCCTGATTCTCGTTATGAAGATAGAGGTTATGGTGATCCAAATATGTCTTACAGTAATGCTTATGATAATACAGGAGCGCAATATTCCTTTAAAGAAGGAGGCTCTGTTGGTGATGATGACTTACCGAAGCTTGCCGATCTTATCCGAAGACACGGAAGAAATGGTGATACCGAGCTTGCCCATATTAATCCTATTGAAGCTCACATATTAAAAAGTTTAGGAGGAAGTGGTACTATAAATCCTGCTACCGGGCTTCGTGAGTACAGTTTTTGGAAAAAGCCTTTTAAAGCAATAAAAAGTGTAATAGGAGGTGGAGCTGGGGCAATTATCGGTAACATGATTGCGCCCGGAATAGGCGGTATTATAGGAGGGGCTATCGGTCAAGGAGCTCAGCACGCAGCAAGAGGTAAAAGCGCACTCGGCGGAGCTTTAAAAGGAGCAGGTATGGGAGCAGCTCTTCCATCTATGGCATCAGGGCTTGGATGGGGAGCAAGTAAGCTCGGAGCTACAGCTCTTGGTTCTAGCCTTAGTAATTATGGCAGTACTAATGCAATATTACCTGCATTAGGCATGGGTAGTTCAAGCGGTAGTGGCGGACTGTTCGGGCTTGGAGGAAGTAATCCTTATGTAAATGGTGGAGTTAGCGCTGCAACTGCACTTTCGCAAGGAGTGGGAGGAGTACCGCCCCAGTATGGACAATATCCGCAAATGCAATATCCAGGCTACCCTTATGTAGATAACAGGGGTTTTCTAGAAAAGTTTGGTGATAATGCAAAAGACTATCTAACACAACCAGGGAATTTACTAACACTTGGGACAGTAGCAGCTCAATACGCTGGTCGGCAGAAGCCAAAGAGTCCAGAGAAAATAGCAGAGGAAGAAAGAAGATATCGCAACGCTAGTCGTAAGACGATTGCTGAAGTTGAAGCTGATGAAGCTCTGGAAACCGCACGTGCCGATTTACAAAAAAAGCGGAAAAACAAGCAGTTAGATGAAGATATAAAGAACATGGGTCGTATTAATCGGCGCGTTGTATCACCTGAGGAATTTGCAAGAACTGGTCGCTGGCTTGAGTATATGGATGATGAAGGCAATCCTGTTAGAATGAAAGGCGGCGGGAGCGCCCGTAGTCCTTATGCTTATTTAACAGAAGAAACCTATTATCCTGCAAGTCCTATAGTTTATTTAAGTGGTGATAGCGGGGGGCAAGATGATAAGGTTAGAAGGGATTTACTAGATGGTTCTTATGTAATGCCAGCTGATGTAGTAGCTGATGCTGGAGATGGTAATTCTTTAGCAGGAGAAAAAAAGATTAAAGCATTAGTTTCTCATGGAGAAATGGAAATTAGTCCTCAGATTGTTAGTAAATTGGGTAACGGAGATAACGATTTAGGCGCTAAAAAATTAGACATGTTTGTAAAAAACATTCGCAAACATAAAAGAGGGGGAAAAGTAAATCTTCCGCCTCGTGCAAAGTCACTAGAGAGTTATTTAAGAGGATAATATGAAAACACACAACTTAAATGACCTCCGAGAGCAAGCACTTAGCCTAATTAATCGTGATGTAGGGCGAATGGTAGCTAACCCGACGCCTGTATATAGAGGAAAGACTAGTGTTCCGATGTCTGCTTTAACGCAGAGGAAACGAACGCTGGAAGAGCAGTTTAATAATTCTCCTGCTCCTTACTCGGTGGAGGCAAACAGCGTTTTTAATAGAACTCCGCAAGGTTTTAATGAGGAGCAAAAGACCTCTTTACTGGATATACTCTCATCAGGTCAAAGACGAGTAGGTAATACCGGATGGAGGATGATGGGAAAACAGTTTGGAGATAGAACCGGTAGTAGACAAACTGGTTTTTATAATAAGTTTGACAAGAACCTGAATAAGGGTCTTCCATTATCACGTGTTGGTATAGATGCCTTAAGTAACGATGCACAGGGTCTTGATTCTGAATATAATTCCGGACTTGGCAATAGTTTAAATGCTCTTGGTAATAGCGAAAAGGCAAAGAGAGCAGGACTTACTAATATGCTGGGGCAATTTGGCAATCAGCAGCATATATACTCACACCTAGCAAATTCGGCAGATAAGAACTGGTTTTATGAAGAAGTAAATGCTCCAAAGCAAAAGATGAAGGCGTTATACAATATAGTAAATAGCGGTGGTAATCCTGATGACATGGGACCTTATGGCGAAGCAGCAGCAGTTAAAGTGCTTGAAAAGGGACTAAATCTTTATAATAGTCCGACTCCTACTTACAATGGTCAGCAGCTTGCTAATGTGCCTGAAGAATTAGCAGTATCGCATCGCCTGCTAGGTGGTTTGAGCCATGATTATAATGATTCATCAAGGGAAGAAAGAGATAAGCTTTACGGCTCGTTAATAGGGCGAGAGAATGTTGGCTCGCGTAGTATTAACGATTTACCTACAATTTATGATCCACAAGTAGATAAGCTAGATGGTGATACCAAACGTCTTTTAAAGGCAGAAAAAGCCAGAATCAGTATGGATCATGAGCAAAAAGGTACTTATGGGTCGCAATCACATTTATCACAAACCGAGGATGCTATAAATAGAATTGCTAAAAGTCGTTTTGGCAATAGAAACAATTTACTACAGGATGTACTTCGGGGGAGAATGAGCGGTTTAAATAAAAGTGACATGAATGACTTAAACCGGTTAAATAGTTTAGATCAGCAAGGATTGTCCGAATATCAGGACGTACTTGGCAAGATTAGCGGAATGAACCAGCTTGGAGTAGATAAATGGTTAAATGCACAAGATGAGTTAAACCAGAGGCGGGAGCGATTTGAAGAAGAGAGGAATCAGGAATGGCCTGGGGGGTCTGGTAGTGATATTGTAAAATACAATGTAAGCCCAGAAATTAGCAGTATTTTTGCTAATCCGGGTGTCAGTAGTAACCCCTCTGTTTATACGCCGTCTTTAAGGCCAAATATTCATGCACTCGCTCAATATGCGCAAACTGTACCGGTAAGTCATAGTGAGACTGAGCTTGAGAGCAACCTAAATCAGGATATGGGAGGGATCAAGAATTATGCTGATTTTGAGAATATTAAGCTGCAAAAAAGGAAAGAAGAAGAGGTAAGACGAAAAGAGCAGGAAAGGCAGATGGTTTTAAAGATAGCTGAAGAAAACAGGATAAAGCAATTGCAAGAACAGGAAAGGGCAAAGCAGGCAGAAATATTCAGAAAACAAATTCAAAGAGAGCAGCATGAAAAAAATGAACTTTTAAGATTACGGCAGGAGAAACTAAATTGGTATAATAGCTTTGAGAATGCTATGAGAGCTGTTCCTGAAAATGCTACAATATATGCTAAGAGCGGTAGTCCAGGATTTGAAAACGCTATTGCTAGGGTTTGGGGTATGAATTTTCCATACAGTCCAAACAATTATATAGATGATCCAAATTTAAGAAATATAATGCCGGTTAGAAGATATGGACAAAATATAGTACCTGCTTATAGTTTTCAAGCTAAACCATTTACGGGATAATTTTATATTCATTTAAAGGTATTTATTTATGGAAGAAGAAATATTAAATCGCATGCAAGCTCTTCCCGAGAGAAGAAATCCTTTTGATGAAGGGATAGCAAAAGCAATTAGCAGCTCAAGAAGCAATTTAGGGATGAATAGGGATCAGGAGCATAGAGCGATAAATAATGCGTTACTTGCTCTTGGTAATGGTTTAGCAAAGGAGCCTATCCAGCGTGGATTTAAAAACAATTTAGGAGTTATAGGGAGGGCGATGAATCCCGCTTTGGCCGCTTATAATACTAGCGAGGATGCTGCAATTAGCGAAAATGAGCGTAAGGAAGACAAAGCCTGGAATCGTAAATTTCAGGAGAGGAAGCTGGAAGAGCAAAAAAGGTATCATAATAACTCTTTATTGGCAAAATTTGCAAAAGCAGCTCAAAAAAAGGAGAATGGATTTAAAGAATACGAAGGTAAAGTTTATCGAACATTAGATCGCTCCGACCAAAGTAAGGCTGGAGATGCTAAAGCTATTGCAAATGCCGCAGCTATAAAAAACAAAGACATAGATAAAAGTTTTAAAGAATTAGAGAAAATTGGAAAAGAGAGTTGGTTTCATCCTTTAGGGCGAGGTTCTAACATTATCAATCCTATAAAAGATACTATAGGTGATGTATTTGGGGTAGAAGATTATCAAAAAGAAACAGCTTTAAGAAATTCGTTTATTGCTCAGCTCGGACAATTAAGAACTATAGCCGAAAGATTAAACACAGGGGGAGGTGGTATAACTCAAGGAATGTATGATCGATTATCTCCGTATTTTGCCGATCCTAAGAATGATAGTCTTCCAACTTTAAAAATGAAATTAGATCATCTTTCAAAGGAAATTCAAGACACACAAAAAGCAGCGACTATCAAACATGAGCAAGGTATTCATTATGATGTCGGTGATTTGGAGACGCCGAATATAGAATCGGATTTTGTTTTGATGCTTGATCCAATAACAGGTACAAAAGATTGGGTTCATAAAGATTGGGTGCAAGATGCCATAGATAATGACGGTTTGCAGGTAGTCAATGAGTAAATTTGATAAGTATAAAGCTCCTAAAAATATAGATAGAGATCAATTACCGAGCCAAAGAAGTGGTGTATTTGATAAATACCGGAGTCCTAAAGCTGTAGCAAAAGAAAACTCGCCGTCTTTTCTTGATAGGGCTTCACAATTCGGCAAGGGAGCATTAGCGGGTTTTAGTAGATCGGGGTTGGCAGAAGCGGCAGATCAATTCGGGGCAGGTGTTATGGAGGTAGCACCCGGAGTTGTTGCTCCAATCCTGCCAGAGTCGGCGCAAGTAATGTCTGATACTACAAATAAAGCCCTCGAATCTTTAGATTCCATGAAACCTAAGGAGAATGATAGTTTAGGAAATATTCTATATAAAGCAGGAGAATTTGGAGGAGCTACGGCGAGCTTCCCTCTTCCAACCGGTGCTTCGTTAAATGCTGCAGGAAGTGCAATTCGAGGGGGTGGTAAATCTTTATTATCAAAATTTGCCAAAGATGTAGGAACAGGCAGTAGCATAGGAGCAGGGTCTGGAGTAATGCAGGAAGCAGGAGTTGATCCGTTATATGCTGATCTGATATCTAGCGTTGCTACTCCTACCGCTATTATTAAAAGTAAAAGTCTGTTAAATAACTTTACGAAACCTCGCCAGACGCTTGCAAAAATACCAATGAAACTTATGGGGTTAACGCCTAAAGGTATGAACATTGAAGCAGCTAAGGCAGCAAGAGATTTAGGCATAGATTTACCAGCTGCAGCGGTTACCGATTCTAAATTAACCGCTTTAGCCGATCAGTATGTAGGGAAAGCTCCTATTTTTGGTAATAAGTTAAAAAATAAATATGCACTTGCCGAAGAACAGACGCAAAAAGTGTTAAGTGATATTTTAGATGAAATCGGCCCATCAAGGACACCAGAAGTAGAAGGTCATATTGCCGGTTTATATAATAAAGTAGCGACTTCATTACCGCCCGATGCAAAAGTACTACCTGCTAATCTTAAAAAGGCAATTGATGATATTAAAATCAATACGGCTATTCTTTCCCCTGATGAAAAAAGCCTCCTGCAGTCACTTGAAACTATTAAAAATGAGATTGAACCGGCATCAAAGATAGTCAGTCAGTATGGTCCTATAAAGTTACCATTACAAGAATATGATGTTAATAAACTTGTTGGGACTAAAAAGAGCCTGAATTCCATTATAAAATGGGATACAGACGCGGGAGTTAAAAATCAGCTTAAGAAAATACAAAAAGCGATTTCGCAGGATATCAAAGAGTATGGCAAAACTAATCCTGAGTGGTATGATGCTTTTAAGGAAGCCGATAAATTATACGGGGATGTAGCTAGAAGAGAAAAACTGGAAAATATACTCGGCCATAAAGCTACGAATTATGCTACTGATAGTCTATCTTATAACGCTCTTGCTAAAGCAATAAACAATCCTAAGAACTCTGAATCTATTAGAAAACAACTTACTCCTGAGACTTTTAAAAAAATACAAAAATTAGGCACTGTAGCTAAAGCTATGGCTATAAAAAGTAAAAATATTCCTAATCCATCAGGGACGGCTACTACCGGTGGGATTAGCGCGGCAATTTTTGGATTATTTTATGATCCTATTACCACAGCCAAGCTTCTTGGCGGGGGATATGGTGCAACCAAGTTATTAACCGATAAAAAGTTTTTGGATTTAGCCTTAAAATTAGCAGAAAACCCTAATAACCTTGCAACTACTACCGCTTTAAATCATCGTATTAAAGCAATTACCGGATATTCTGCGGTAGCTTTAAATAAAAATTTGCAGGAGATGAATAACCTACCGGAATAACCAGAAATGCTTTTAAGTACACGTTAAATCTGATATTTTGGGTTGGATATTTAACTAATGAAATTATATTTATGAAAAGAGGAGTTGTTAAATTTTATTCTACCGAAGGCAAGTATGGATTTATTAAACCTGATGATGGTTCAAAAGATGTGTTTTTCCATGAAAACGACCTTAAGAAGTCAGGTATAGAAGAGCTTAAAAAGAATCAGAAAGTAGAATACGAACTAAATATCAAAGGTCAAAAGACATTTGCAAGTAACGTCAAAATCTTAGATTAATTATCCACAAAACTCTTGATAACTTTGTGAATTAAGCTAACAAAGGTTATTTTTCTAAGCTTTCAAGAATTGCCTAAAAAATAGGCAATATTAATTTGAGTCTTCTTCCTCTATGAGAGATACATCACCACTTAATAATACAGACTGGGCAAGTGGGATATTTTCAATTTTTAAAATATCATGATTTATTGTTGAAGGCGCATTCGTAATTAGTTTATAGTCGATATTATCAAAATCCAATGATTCCAGTATTTTACTATCGGAAATTTCAAACACAGGAGCTTTTTGACTTTTTAACAATTCAATAATTAGGTTTTTATCAGTTAACTGTTCTTTTAATAAGACTAGTTCATAGTTTATCGCGGGAGCAGTTTTTATTTCGGAAATTACTAATTTATTTTCTAACTCCTGAACAATTAGGTCTTTCTTTAGTAGGTTATTGTTCATTTCTTTAATAACCAACTCTTTTTTATGGTTATCTTCTTCAAGAGTTTTTATGATGCTATCCCTCTCTAAGAGATCGGTTTCAAGTTGATTGTAAGAGGGATTTAAAATATTCACCCTTTCTTCAAGCCTGTTCATTGATAAAGCTTGATCACGATTAAGATTTTCTAGTTCTCTCAAGCTACTTTCTTTTTGTAAGATAAGTAATTTATTATCTTCCAATTGTTCTCTTAATGCTTCTATAGATTTGTGATGCTCTTCTACAAGTAAAGCTTTTTCACGGGTTATTGTTACAATAAGAGCTTCTTTTTCTTGGATGCTTAAATGCTCTACGGTTCTTTGATTTTGTAGCTGGGTAATAGTGTTTTGTTTTTCAGATATAATCAAATCCTTGGTAGCAATTCTTTCATTTAGAGTATTACACTCTAGAATTTTTGAATTTAAAGTTTGTTGTGTATTAGCTAGCTGCGTACTGGTTGCAGTTGCTAAATCGCTCTGAACTTTTAAGCGGTTTTGTAATTCTGTAACAGTATTGCTTTTTGTAGCAATGATATTATCTTTTTGAAGTAAAGCGGTTTTTAACTGTTCTACCTCAATTAATAAATTATCCCGTTGTATTTGAATAGGAGCTTTTGGTAATTCTTTTAACTTCATATTGCAAATCTTAAACCTGCGGTAATATTATGAACTCCGTAATTACGATTGCCGATATTTTTAAGGCCACCGATATTTCTGGATTTATTATTTCCTAGATTAAAGTAATTATAACTTATTTCCGCCGTAGCTGTCTCGCTAATTTTCATATCCAGACCTGCGGTTAGTTTATAAGCAAATTTATAAAACGTCTTTTTTTGAGTACTTTCCAAAGGAAAATGCATCTTATCTTCTGCTGAAATAGCAAAACCTTTACCGACTTCTTTTAATGTAGCAATTCCAACTCCTCCACCAATAAAAGGAGTTATTTTACCAAGCTTTAATACGTCTTTATATACATTAAGCATTAAACTATCAGCTTTGGTTGTTACTAATATTTTAAAAATATCCTTGTTAGGATTGTATGAAGTTTCAGCGGTATGAAATAAAAAATAATAGTCAAAAAGGATTTCAGCTCTAATAGAATCAGTTAATTTATAACCTATTCCTCCCTCAATTAAAGGAAAACTATTTGCTAGCCTTATTTTACCCTCAAAATCATGATTACTAAATTTAACTGTATGGATATGGTTTATTCCCATTCCCCCCTTTATATAATATTTACTATCTGCCATAGCTACTTTTGAGAATAAAAGGCTAGCAGTAGCGATTAATAAATTAAGTTTCTTAAACATTTTAAATACCTTTATTATGGTTTGTTAATACAAAATCAAGTAGAGCAAGGCTATCGGCCTCATTATCGTCAATGGGAGAAAATCCCTTGTTTTTAACGGCAGTTATTACGGACTCCTTAGGAGCATTTCCTTTGCCGGTAATATGCTTCTTTATCGTTCCGACAGGTATGCCAGAGTAAGGTATTCCGTGATGTTCGCACCAGCTGGTCAGGTGAGCAACGAATCCTCCGTATTTATGGGCGGCGTCTACTCCCTTGTGAGCTCTTACTTCTTCAAAATAAATCGCATCAATAACCCCCAAAGTATTTTTAAAATCGGTAAGCCATCGTTTAAAACGTAAAAAAGGCATGCCGCCGCCTTCAAACCTACCGGTTTTAAAGCTAGTAGTCCCAGAAGTTATGTTACCCGATAAATCGCAGGTAGCCCAGCCGGTAGTAGTACCAAGGTCTAGAGCCATAATTATTGATCTGCTCACTTTTTTCTTTTTTATTATAGCATGGAATACATCTAGGCTTAAAAAAATCATGTAAATTTGGCTTGTAAAAAAGCTATTTGAAGTATTGCAGTTATTAACTATAGACAAAGAATTACCGCAAAGCATGCACGATCATTCTCTTAACGGTAATTTTAAGGATTTTAGAGATTGTCATATCAAACCTGATCTAGTGCTAATTTATAGAAAAATTGATGACAATATTTTGGAGCTAGTGCGTCTTGGTTCTCATAGTGAGCTAGGTTTGTAATTATTTCGATTAAATAAACTACCTTATATGAATTATGAATATTTGAACTATTTATCAAATCTACTGGTTGAATGGTCTTCTTTAGAAGACGAAGAGGCTTATGATGAATTATTATTATCCTGCGCAAGCATTACCAAATAGGCTTTTTTTGCCCATTCTTCCCAGTTTTTAAAGGCAAGTTCATTTTTCCTACCTCCCTTATAGGGACTCGGTACTCCTCTATTTGCAAAAGGCTCGATTCCGATTAAGGTTTCTGCCCATGCTGCCCATTTCGTTTCATCATGGAGGATGGGAAGAGGGAAATCCGAGTAATCATCGCAAACAGTAGCTGCCCAATATTTAATGCTAATATATTTGGGATAAACGCTAATCATGGCCTACCATCATCTATTTCAGCTAAAACAAAGGTAGTTCCCATCTGATAACCGGAACCGATACCTTCTGATTTGAAGGTAAAATTAATATTTCTTCCTTGTTTGCGTTCGTTAATAGCAGGTCTAATAATATTCTCTAGTCCTCCATCCTCAGTAAGGTCATAAGTGGTTGTTACAGGAGTACTTGCAGGATATTCATACGTATTGATACTAACAGTCATCTTTATCTTTTTTGTTCCGACAATATTAGGCTCTATCCTTTCTATAGCTATGTTGTAATCAATTCCTGCTACCTGTTTTTGTGGGTTAAAGGTAGCATAAGAAATTATAGGTGTGGTAAAGAAGGAAGGAATAGCTTTAGTTTGCTGGTCTGGTGCTTTATAAAGATTGACCTGATCGTTTCCGACTTCATGTTGCCAGACATAACTGTTATTATCACCTTCGTAAGGACTCAGGTTTTTTCCTACAGTGTACATATTACCGCCGGTATTATCGAAATAACCCGCTGCTCGCTCTATATCCGTATCATACCAGGTATTATCTACAACATTGTAAATAACGGCTCTGGTGCATCCAACATTAGCATCTTTCCCCTTTTCAGGGTAGAACCACCATATTTCATCTCTGCTTACGTTTTTGACTCCAAAGACCTTTTGGCGCTTACTCATATCAATAGTATCAAAAAAAGTCTGACGATTAAGATTATTTTCAAGAGGAAGAACTACGCCGTTGAATACAAAAAATCTTTGTGTTCCAGGCCAGTAGAATATTCCGTCATATTCAACTACGCTATTTGAAGATAGAATGGAGCTATCTCTTGATAATACCTTTTTGCTAAAAGAAAGGTCATCAGGATCATCAATAATCTGATTATTGCTACCTGTAGTATTGCTAATAAGAACAACGGAGCCGAGTGTCCAGAAGATTATAGTCGGCGAGTTTGTTCCTCCTCGCCACTCTGCGCCGTAGATTACTTTATCGGTGCTAATATTGATGGAATATTTATCTTCAAAAAATAGAAATGGGCAGGTTATGTTTGTTTTTTTATTTAATTTTTCCTGTGATGCTGAAGACCATCTAACAAGCCCATTATTGCCGTAATAAAATAATCTACTTCCCACGTAAAGCATTCCTCCCGTTGCTTCTTTAAAAATAAAATTATCTTCTGTAGGTATAGGTTGTTTAAATTCTTCATTTTGGTTTTTAACCGGATCTGCTTTAAATTTTACTGTCCAGAACTCACCAGTATCTTTCTTTGCCAAGATAGTAGAAACAGCTTCGTTGCTATTGATATCCAGGTAGTTTTTCATACCTAAACACAATATTAGCTCTGTTTTAACATTATTAATAATGCTTATGACTACAACAAATTGTGTCAAGGTATTGGTAGGATTAGTGAATTTCTTAAAATAAGTTAAGGTTTGACCACCAATATTGTTATAAGTAGCATCTATTACGCTATATTTATCATCAACACTATTTAGAGAAACTCCAACTAAAATGTGTTTATTCCCATCACTATCATAGTATATAAGAGCTGCGGTTGGAGTGGAGCTAGGTGGTAGCAGTTCAGGTACAGTTTGCAGATATATTACATAATTTCTCATTCCCCCGATATTCTGAGGTTGACCTCTAAAAAATCTGACCCATTGCCCCCGTATGCAGTAACTTCCTTGAAAAAATGAACCATCACGTAGTATTCCCGGTTTATAGGTAATAGGAAACATCTGTTTTTGCGTAGCCATAAATTACCCTATATCTCTTTTTACACTACGATCGATGTAACGATCTTTGGTCAAATTATTAGCAGACGTTAAGCTTTCCTGATATAATTTTGTATAGACGGGCATTCTCTGATCATCCTTTAAATAAATAAGAGCCTCTAAAAAAGCAGCATAAAATAGAAGATCAGGGTAATAGTCTGTTAGTATGTTTGTTTGATTCTCATTTGTAATTAAATTAGGTCTTCCTATGTAAGTTATTTGGTAATTATATGCTTTATCCGGAGTTGGAACGATCAGATAATACTCATAAGGACTTGCATCTGCTCTAAAGGATATATAATCTGAGTAAAACAGAGGAGGATTAGCGGGGTCACTTAAATTAACATTCGGCCAGTAATTTATACAGAACTCATAACTTCTAGGAAGCAGGACAACGTTATTTATAAGTAATGCATCCTCCGAGCCGTAGCTTATTGAAATAGTTTCCTGCCAATCAGCAGGTTTTTTAATAGTTGCATTGTTTACTTGAAACTTTTTAGGTTCTGTTGCCTTTTGAAAACCAAGAGTATTTAGCTCTTTCCAGATTTTCTGCTGTCCCATCTCAATAAAATAGGGAATGGCAGCAGCAAATTCAATGCTACCGCCTCTATTGGCATAAGCTATTATCTGGTTAAAGAGAGTAGTATAATTCATTTAAGCTTTTTATGTACCGGTAACTGTTACCCAAGCACCATTATCATATATTCTAAGATTACTACCAGTTGTATTATAATAAGCAAACCCGCTTACTTGGTTAGCAGCAACTTCAACAGAAGCAGACGGCCCAGATGGAAATACAAAAGGTGTCCCATTAGTAAGACCGACACCGCTAGCAATTGTATTTATTGAAACTACGTTTTGCCATACTCCAGCATTATTTACAAAATCAAAAATCTGTAAAAAACCAGTCGTAATATTAAAAATCACAGTGCCAGGTTTTACTTTATATGTAGAACTATTTACTACGTAAGGAGTAACGTTTTCTAGTTTATCTCTCTGCGTAGTGGTAACACTAGGAAAAGCAAAAGTAGCGTTAGGATTATTAGTTCCGGTAGTTTGATCACTGGTAATAGTAAGACCGCTTAAAGCGGTAATGTTTGATAAGTCTGCCATATGTTTCCTTTTTCTTTTTTATTATAACACAAAGTACTTATAACTCTTAAAAATCGTATAAATGTAATTATTTTTGAAAATTACATTTTTGAATAAATTGCTGTATCTTTATGGCGTCCTGTTGATATTGCTGCTCTGCTGCTGTTTGTATGTAGTTTAAAAAATCAGCATTAGTAGTATCAAGTTCTGTGTCTTCGTTTAAGTCGTAAATGGTATTAAAACGATAATAAAATAAATCCTGATTATTTATTTTAGTGCCATACAAAGATAATAATTCCAAGATTTTATTAATCGCCTCTTGCGGTCCACTTATTCCTAATGATATTAAATCAAGTAACAAATAAACATTTTCAAAATCAGGAAGGATTGAATTAACGATTTCTTCTGTTTTTTCTGTTGTATAATTTTTATGTAACAATAAAAAATTTCTAAACTCATTAAGATATTTTTTTATAGATTCAGGAGGCGGCACTGGTACTGGATCAAATAATCCTATTGTCCCAAGCCCCGTACCAACCGATAGAATACAAGTACGATTAGCAGAAGGATTAATAGCATTGTTATAAGCCCATGATAATGCTGCGGGGTTGTTCTGGAATACTCCTCCGTCAATTTTAGAATCAACTGCTGGAAAATAAATAGGAGCGGCGCTTGTTGATAAAGCTACGTCTTGAACTAGATAATTCTGACCTTCGAGCCCTCTGAATTTTATATTTGAATATAACACCGGACGATAAGCTTTAACATCAGTGCCGACATCTGGTACTTGCGTTGTATAGATTTCAACGCTAGGAATTAGTACATTAGTTTTTAGCTGAAACATTTTGCTTTGCCCAAATTTAGCATTTAGCAGGGCTTTTAAGTTTGTATTTTGATACCATGTTTGATCGCCATATAGAATGGTATTTATTTTCTGCAATGTTGAGACAGGAGGATAAAAAATACTACTTGGGTTGTTACTTCCGTTGTTTAAAGGATTCTGTTGAGCTAAAAATAGCTCGATCATATCATCGGGACTATAACCGCTTGCATATGCTAAGGCCTGAATACCTCCGATAGAAGTCCCAGCTATAATATTAAAATATTTATATATCTGATTACTTGGTATGCCTGCATCACGGCAAAAGTATTTCATGAAATAAGCAGAAAATAAACCTTTCATGCCGCCGCCATCAAAAGAAAGAACTTTATCTATTTTCATCAAAGTCTCTATAGATAATATTTACAATGTTTCTAAGGGAGGTATTAAAGCTTGAATTGAATGACAATCAGTAATAAGAGTGTTAAGAATAGTTATTAGATCAGAGCCTTTTGGCGCTCCTTCTGGTACTTGTGCAATTAAATTATTACTATCTTCAATAGTTTGTGTTGTTGAAGACTGTAAAGCTAGATACCATGCTTTTTGCGTTTCTGGATTAGCAGGGCTATAATAACCGAATAAATAACTACCATTCTGATTAACACATTGTACATCTGATGGTATAGAAGCATAAATAGAAGGTTGGCTAAACACTTGTGCTACTACACTATTAAAATATAATAAATCAACTTGGGTTTGAGTTATGATTTTTAAATTTGGCAAATTTTGAACGCTCATTTTTGTTTCTCCTAGTAAAGTTATAATAAATTTATGTTTCCGGTATCGTTAATTTTCTTGTCCTATATCAGAATAAAAAACATGTATTTCTAAAACAGCATCGCCGTTTAACAACTCTTCTCCATCATTTACTAAAGTTAAAGGGTAACCTAATACGGATTTATATGGTTTAGGATTGCAGTTATTGACGTTAATTAAAATAAATTGATCCTCTAAAATGTCTAAAAAATCAATGGTATTTACTTCGCCAAAAACAAGTTCACCAAGCATTACTTTTAAGATTGCCCCTTGACACTTGTAAGGCACAAGATTTTTTAATTTTCTTATGCCGATTCTATGAGGAATGATACAGTTTAAAATCGTTGTATCTAAAATAACAAAAGGCTCTTCTTTTAAAGACAATAATTCATCAGGAGTTATAATCTTTTTTTCATATCCAAAATTTACTATTGTCATATTTACCTTTTAAGTTTTTTTAATTTTCTTTCAAGAATATCTACACGTTTTAAGGTGTTTTTTAATACTACCATTGATAATTCAAAAAGTTTATTTTTGGTAACTGACGGGCAGGTTTCAAAAGTGCCGTAAGCAAACCCGTTGCCCGGTAGTTTTTCAGAGCAGGAAATAATTAACCGCTTTGGGGTAGTTTTTAAAATCTCTACTTCAACTGATTTATTAAGTAAAATTAACTGTAGTTTACTCCCTTCAATGTTGGTTAATTTTTCTTTAAATACCAATTCATAGCTACATTCCGTTATCGGTTTAATTAGGCAAGACTGTAATATGTTAGGGACAAAACTTTTGTCCTCTACGACATAATCAGGTAAAATCTCTTTTAAAGGTTCGGCAATAACCCCAAAAGTTACCCCCTCACCATTTTTAATTTTATCTTTATAACTGTATTTAAAGAAAGGTATTTTATTAAATATCTTTAACGCTTCCTCTTCTATATCTTTGCTTGAAGATTCAATATTTTTGGTTTTAATAGAAGAAACGGAATCAAACTCGGAAGCTTTGACTCTATTATTGCAGTTAATTGAATAAGGATTCTGCCCTGATGCTGTTCCCGTGTTGCCGCTTGAATTAAGGTAACCGTAACTCCCGCTGTAAGGTTTATAATTGCCTGAGTCGTTGATATTGAGTGCATAGTTATAATTAATAACCTGTGCATTATTAGCTATAGAATAGATAGCCCCGAACTGACTACCTGAATTATAACCAAAAGTAAGAGTATCTATTCCATTTGTTGGTGCATAAAACTGAAATTCATAACCTGCTCCATCACTAGTATTATTCCTATTCATTCGGAATCTTAATGTTTTGTTAGTACTATTAGGAATAGTTAAATCAAAATCAAAGCTTGCAGCAGTACTTCCGGTAGCGGTATAATTAAAAATCTGATTTGTAGTTTTATTAATCACATTGCTTAAAGAAGTATTGATAGGTGTTCCTGTTACTCCTGACCCCGTAATATCACCTAATAAAGAAACAGTATTGACCGGTAAAACAGAGTTTACGTACTCTACTACGAATATCTTGTTAGCGGCGTCTGTGTCTGCGTCAGGAGTCGCAACATTAGAGATTCTGTTATTATTAACATTTATATTTTTATAGAATAAAAATTGATCCGAACTGTTTTCATTAAAAGTCATTAAAAAACTTCCAATTATACCGGAATTTTGCTGATTTTGTTGATATTCTAGAGAACTTAAATGAAACGTCCCATTAATATTACTAGAGTCAGAAAAAAAACCTGCTCTATATCCCTTCTCCTGAATATTGAGTAGATCGAGGTCTAAATTAATGACATTAGATTCTATCGGTAATATATTTTCTAATCTCAAAATTCCATTAGGATATTCAAATAAAAATCTTTGTGTATCTCCTAAGATTTTTAAATTCGGTTTTATACCTCCGACAATTACAGTGGTTGCCATATTACCTCCGTATCATCGTTTAATAAATCCCAACATATTTGCAATGATTTATCTTCTACGTAACTTTCATCGCTAAGAGTCTGCCACGTTACTCCATCATAATACTCGAGCTTAACAATTTGCTGAGCTTGTGGTTTTTGTTTTGTTAATATTCTTTTATTTTTGCTCATTTTAAATTTCTGTATTAAATCTTAAAGTACCGGGTAATGGATTGTTAGGACGCTCGGATGTAGAGCCGCCAGGCATTGTAATACCTGCATTACCTGGTATAATAGGATTAGGTGCAATGCTAATTGTGGCTATGTTATTATTTACAGTAACTATTATTTGATTAGCGCTGCCCTCAATGCTTACAATATTGTTTTCCGATAATTCGGCAAAAACAATGTTATCCGTACCGACAGTTGCAACGGCTCCGGTAAGCATCCAAGCAGTTACGGCATTTACTGTTCCGCTAATTATGTTAATTACATCACCTCTAACCATTTGAGACGGAGAATCAAAGTCGGCAGCTCTTGTTAATACCCAGTTAGTTGTAGTAGAACCGATATTAGTTACTATATATATTCCGTTTTGCAAAGCAGCTGTCTGATCTTTAACTAGGACTCTATTACCTTCAGCTAAAGCAACTCCATCAATAACAAGTGCGGTTTGCGTTCCTGAATTAGTTAAAGTAGCTCCCGTCCCATTAGTACCATTTGCATAAATAGCTGTTAAATTACTAATAGTTCCTACTAAACAGGCAGGTATCGTAGCAATGTTATTTAACACCCAATCTTCAGTTGCTAAAGTAAACCAGTTTATTCCATCGGTAAATTCAGGTTTTCCGGTAGGTGTCGGTAATGGCGCTTTTAGGTTATGGTCATTTAAGTTATTGCTCATGTTTTCTCTTTTATTTTTCTTAATAAATTTTACCATAAAATCAAAGTGAAGTGTTAAACCTGATCATTCCAGGAATTAGCGCATTCGGTCTTTGCATGCTGTTACCTGCCGGCATAGTCATTGAGCTGTTACCGGTAAATACCGGATTAGGTTTAAACGTAGTAACAATCGGCATACTTAATAAGCCACCACCGCTTACGTCTCCCTGCAGAGTTAATCCGGTATTTAAAAGGGTGTTTAAATAGGCTTGAGCTTCGTTTGCGCTGTTTGCTGCGTTATCAGCGGAAATGTTAGCGTTAGAAGCAGAAGCAGCGGCATTTGAGGAAGAATTTGCGGCACTATTTGCCGACTGCTGAGCATCAGAAGCCGAACTTGATGCACTAGTTGCTGAAATTCCCGCAGCTAAAGCAGAAACAGTAGCTGCAGCAGCGGCAGCCGTAGCTTCTACCGCTGACCCTGATGCTTCTACTGCCGCCGCCGATGCTTCTACTGCCGCCGCCGTAGCCTCTGCTGCTGCTGCCGTAGCTTCTGCCGCCGCAGCCGTAGCTTCTACCGCTGACCCTGATGCCTCTGCTGCTGACGCTGCTGCTTCTTCTGCTGATAACGCCGCCTCCTCTGCTGATGTCGCCGCTTGCTCTGCATACTGCTGGCATTGCTGCTCTATTTCTTCTAACTGCTGAATAGTTGCATAATCCTCGCCGGCAATTGCAATTGCAAAAGCTCCGCCGGCAACAATCTTGGCCATTCCTATCCCTAGTTCCTCTAAAACCTGTGCTTCAGGTAAATTGACATTCGGAGTTTTTATTATGTAAGTAGCATCGGTTGGAGCAAGGTTTAATTGGACTTCTACCGGTCTATTTGCTGCGTCCCCTTGCCAGACCCTCCCATCAGTTAAGGAGGGTAGATTTGCAATATTTATAGTTTGCCGTGCTTCCGGCACGTTATTTAAACCACCCATCAATAGTTGATTCTCTAGGATGGTAGCTGCTACGATCGCTCCTGTTCCTGCGCTGCTTGTCTGCATCCAGGAACCGCTAGGGAGATTTGATAGAAATTGTGAACCCGGCATTAATGTTTGTAGTACGCTGTTACCTTTTCCAAGAATAAAATTAGCGCTAAAAAACCTGAAATTAATTAAGGCAATATCTCCTTCTAACACTAATAAGGCATCAGATTCTTCCGGTCTGTTGCTATCAGTGCCGTGCCAGATTTTACCTCCTGAAATTGTAATAGGGTTAATCGGATCAAGAGGATTAGGCACGTTAATGCTTGTAGTTCCTAAATTTGGTAGGTTATCAATGGTAATGGTTTGCTGCGCTGTGGCAATATTTGAACTATTACCTATAAATAATTGACCTGAAGGCAAGGCGGTACTTAAATAATCTTCTCCAGGGATAGCAATTTGTATAACACCGTCATTGTTCTTCATTAAACCATTATTTAGCTGATTTAAGGCTTGAGCGTTTGGAAGATCGATACTTGGTTGCTGCAAGATATATGTAGCATCCTTTGGTGCTGATCCTCCGCTGGCATCGATAAACGATAGAATACCATTGCCATTTGTTGCTAGTACTTGCCCGTCAGTTCCATCCTGCAGCGGTAATCTCCAGATGGTGTTCCCGGTTAGATTACCGGCGGTAAAGCCGACATAATAATCATTAGAAGGATTACTCCATTTTAGCCTATTAGTAATAATATCTTCAGTATTAGTGATGCTCGCAGAGTTAATACCGGTTGCATATATTGTATAAAGCTCAGCAGTACCGCCGGTAATAACAGGAGACAAAATACTTTCAAAACTAGCCTCTTTTGCATATAAATAGTTAATTGGAGTGAGTCCTTCACCTCTATTAGCTAGCGCTATAAAAGCTGCTTTTTCTCTATCAAAACCCGGATTAAAATTATTAGCCATTACTTTAGAACTTAATTTGGTGCAACGATTCCAAACGCTCTCGTGCGTCTATATTGCTAACACTCTGACCGGCAAAATCAGGTAAAACAGGAGGTATATCATCACTTGTAAAGTTGATATCTTCTAAAATAACAGGCGAGCTATTACCAGTTGCCTCAGGGCCTTGCGGGGTCTCTATCCCAAATGGGCGAGGATTTTGTACGGCTTTCGGATCACCTTTTATTTGCGGTGGTCTATTCTGCTCGTTTGGCTCATCAACAAAAGGACGCCCGACTATTGCTCCTGTCCAGACTAACTGATTCCCTCGCCATTCATATTGTTTAACTAAATCAGACCTGCTAAAAGGAAACCCTGAATAATCACAAGTTCCAATAGGTTCAATTACGTCCTTTCTAACGTAATCTCCCATTTGCGTATTTACAGGGATAACTTTTAAGCTAGTCACTATACACCTCCAGTTTAAGCGGTACTTCCGTTGTATTATTAATCACTGCTGGATTTAAAGTTTCCTGATATCTAATTTTTAAGCCTTCTTCTTTTTCAGGAGCGTATTGTGCTGCTAGCATGCTAGCGAGTCCGTATATTAGAGGAGTATAAAAATATGATGGGATATCTATACTTTGCGTGTAATTCTCTAGCGTTTCTATACTACTTTGACCGCTATACATTATTAAATTATACATTGGAGCAGCAGTCTGCCAAATGTAGAGGGATGGAGTCCGCTGGTAATCAACGTAGTAAATAGTAGGTCTACCGATTTGTGATTTGTTGGGATAGGTTAAATATTCATATCTGGATACCTCGCTCATTGTAGTATCCTGGCTTATACTATTAAAATAAAGCTCTTCAATATCGAGTGTGTATCCTCCTGTTTCTTTAATTCTATATGCCCTTGCATAAATTGGATCAGGTACATAAAACCATGAAATTACATGTGCTTGATATGGATATAATGGAGGAGGGGTAAAAACAGGAAACCAATTTATCGTATCCTGTGATGCTTCTAAAACTAAGCTATATGGACGATTAGAAACATAACTTTGAATGCCGATAATGCTGATTTGCTTTGTTACCCCTAAACCGTAATCATAAGAAATATTGCCGTTTTGAACGTCTTGTGTACATCTTGTCAGTGGATTACCATCAAAAGCATAAGCAGCAATTCCTCCGCCGTTTCCATCATAAGTATTTGCGGTATTTGATTGCGGTGTTCCATTTAATTGTCTTACGTTGCTTCTTAAGAATACCTGAAATATTTTAGTAATGTTACTCGGCAGAGGGTAGGATGCTTGTCCTGGAGTTAAAAAAACAGGATTTAGCTTTAATGTCCATAAGTTGACGTTAGAGTTAGCCCAATCACTTAAAATAAAATTAATAATATTAAGTGCTGAATTATATTGCTCGGCAGTTACCATGCTAAGAGGCATGCCGATTAACTCATAAGCCTTTCTGATAATCAGCTCTCCTTTTATGCTATTAAAACTATAACTTCCACTAGTTGCCGGCATTTTATCTTCCTTTTTAGTTACAATTGTAGGAATTGAGCTTTAAGAACTGAATTACTTGCATTAGGGCCAATTTTAATGAGCAAATTGGAAGCTAAAGAATTATACTGTATTAATGTAGATGCCGTAGCAGTGGCGGCTGGAGGTGCAAAATTACCATTAGCGGCGGCGGTTAAATCATCGTATTTCCCTAGACCTAAATTATTCTTTAGCGATAAAAATACCTGATAAGTAGCAGGATTAACTGTTGCTGCTACGATATTTAAGGCATAGCTTATAGAAGAAGTATTGGTCTTAGCGGTATTTAATAGAATCATTGGAAAATACCCAACAGAAGCAACGCCGACTTGAAGGGTAGAGACTGTAGTACTGTTTGGAATTATCTGCACCACACTATCAAAGCAGTTGACACTTGTAACTGTTGTGTTATTTGGTCCAGTTAAGGTTTCACTAATAAAAACCCCATTCTGATAACCGGTAATAAGAAAATTAATACCGGAAAGATTTGCCACTGAATTAAGAGTAATTCTTGGAACAATACCGAAATCAATAAAATTAACTATTCTTGTGGTTTTGTTAACATAAGAACCATTTAACAGCAGCGGAATATTTGCGGTAAGTGTTTGAAGAAGCGATATTCCGTTTGCTATGGGAGCAGGCCAATTATATTCATAAAATTGAGACATAATTTATCCTTTTATTTATATTGTATGAAGCACTAGCTAGTTATTTTTTAGTTAGTGCCTCTTTTTTTAACAGATTTTTAAAACTTATCCCTGTATAGGTTTAAGCTGTAGAACCTGTTGCGCCAATTACCCCAAGAGGAGTAAACATACCAAAAGAATAACGACCTGATGCAAGTACTGACATGGTTTCAGTTACGGGATCAGTTGTTACGTTTACTTTAAGCGGACGTCTTACAAAATGCTTACGACTTCCCTTAACATTAGTTAATCCAAACCAGTTGCTAGGACTTGTTAAGAAATGGCTTACTTCATAACCTTGCGGAATAGCTTTCATGTTATAAAGTGCGTTTATATCGTTATTAGCCGTTCCTGTTCTAAATACAGATTCAAGTAACCGACAACCTGAGAACATTAAATCTTGTGGAAGTAGCAATCTCTCAATTTGAGCATTAATTAGCAGTCCTGCTTGATCTTTCATTTTACCTGCTAGTATTACTGCTTGTTCAACACCCACTTCACTAAAGTCGACATTAATATTAGCGTTGTTATTTGCCCCAACGCGATTAGAATAAACCCCGCCATCGTAAGGCTGAGAAAAGGAGCAAAGAGGTTGTCCGTTAGCCAAAGTAGCTGCCGTATTAAATGCCTGGTTAAAAGGGTTCATAGCTACTACTTCTCTGGTTTGTTCATAAGAAGTAGTAAGCGATTTAGTACCATTAAAGAACTGATCGGCATAAAGATCATCTTCCATGGCAATATTGGTAATCTGAAAACCGAGAGCAAATTCCCGATGGACAAATTCATAAATAAACCGCTCAGCCATGCTATCCATTTTAATAGGAGCACCTTGGGTTTTCTCAAGAGCGTAGCCTGTTCCTCTAATATCAACCAACCTTTCAGTATGTTTGATAGAATTAGCCTGTTCATAGATTTTGGTATATTCCCCTTTAAACCGATCATACTGAGATTTTACCTCATAAAGACCCGGCCAAAGCAGACTTGGAATATCACCGGTTGTTATAATAGACATAATTAATTACCTTTGTTTTTAGTTTTAGTTTTCTTTACTGATCCTGCCTTATAACAGGTTTTTTTCTTCTCTTTCGGTAGGTATAATCCTTCCTTTAAAAGAGCCGGCATATTACCGCTTGTTATTATGGACATAATCTTATGGTACTCCGGCTGTTGGACCTGCTACGCCGTTGGACCTGCTACGCCGCTTGATCCGTACATATGCTTGTTAAATTTAACTAGTAGGTTAGTAAATGGCATATTTACTCCCGGTATTAATCCTGTAGGATTTGCGTTACCGGTAATTACAGGATCAATTCCAATAATTTTTACGTCTAAGGTTGCTGTAGTAGCTGAGTAAGTTGAGCCATCGAGATAGTAAACAGAGCCGTATATATTACTGCCGCTGCGGGGGTTTTGACCACCAGCGATAGCAGTAGGATCCGTGAAGGTTATTCCTGCTACTGATAAACTGGCATTAAAACCAAACCCGGTTGCTAAAAAAGTAATTCCTGTTGCAGCTGCAAGAGAACTTGATACTTGAACTCTAAATACTGCCATTGGATCGTCATTAACATATGCAATAATACGTGTGCCAGCTTTTACCGCTCTACCGCCTGGCCAGTAATCAGACTCTACAAGTATACCGGTATTTGCATCAGTATAAGCGCAGCTTATGAACACCCCAAGGAAAGCATCTGCTTCTGCCGTTGCAATAGGTTGTACCGCTGATCCGTTTGTTGGACCTGATAACTTTTGTGGTGCTATCGTTCCTGCCATGGCAGAAAGGCCTGGAGCACTTACAAATTTAATGGGATCACCTTGAAAAATACTGTTTGGCTGCGTGGTTAAGCCGTCAGCGGATGCGTAAATAAAGTATTGACCTAGTTTTTGTGTTCCGCCGTTTCCTATTTGAGACTGAACTACTTCCAAACCATAAGGTCTATTAATGCCGTTAGACATAATTTCCTCATATATTGTTAATTATTAAAAAACGTAAATATTTTAAATTTAAAAAAAGATAAGCTAATTCAAGCTCAGGAGACCTTTTAACGTCTAGTTATGACGATAAACTTTGTTATAGATAAGTTTCAAAACTAGCCTTTTTGTGTCTTGCGATGACAGAGGTAGCTTTTTTAGAAAAAGATTTAGCTACAAACTACGACCTTTTTAAGTCTAGTCATGACTTCTTTTCTATCTAATTATATTATAGCAAAAAGAGTGCCACTTTTGCAAATCGTACTACTAATTTAGGGTTGTTTAGATATCTTCAATCCCTTGAGCTAAAATAAACTCCAACTTTTTCTTTTTTAATTCTAGTTGTTCTTGTTGGATTTGATCAAATATTTTTACCCATTTTTTATAATTAATTTTAAATATAGCTTTCTTTCCTTTTCTTAGATCATTTTTTACTTTTTCATTACCTAAAGCTATTCTAGTTATTCGTATTAAATACAAATCATCGTCATCGGCTAACATCTTTTTTAGACTACTGGTTGCATATCCTGTAATACAATCGTCAAAAAAATCATTTGGGAAATCAAACACAATAATAAGACTATATAACCCATCTTCATCCAAAGATATTTCAACAGAATATTTATTTGCTGATAGCGCGCATATTTCTTCTATTTGATATTCATACATAACATATTCTCTCGATTAAATTCTTTAAAAATTAACTACCAAATACCACAACAGATACGCCATCAAGTACAGGAAGTAAATTACCGAGCGTATCGGTTGCAAAAATGATGACCTCCGTCGCTGATCTAGACCTAAAGAACACCTGAAACGGCGCTATGACCTCCGTTCCGCGTGCTAATGCCGGTAATACTAAATAATTACCATCAGGAAAAGGAGTAGCAAACGTTATAACATATGACCCTTGCGCTCCGCTAACCGAGGCTATATTAAAGCTGCTCTCTATCTGGATATTATTAGTCGGGGCATTATTATCGTAAAAGAAACAATAAGCCTTAGCAGTAGCAGGATTTATAATCTTCCCCGGTATTGTCATATTACCGACATTGTCAATTTGAGTACTATTTAAATTGATTACTCCATCATCTACAGTAGCGAGGTTAATATCCTCACTCCCGCTTGCCGTAGTAATGGTATTTACCGAGATTAAGAGATTACCTACATTAATACTGGATAATCCTACTAGAGAATCTGCTAAATTAATAATTACATCATTTGTTTCCCCATCACCGCTTTGTACATTTATATTGGTGCCCCCGCCTATCTTTCGAGTTACAAAACTTAATGGAGTATTACCGGTTATTACTAAAAACCCATTTTGTACCTGAGTAGCCAGGTTATTTAAATTATTCAACGAATCGGCAATTTTAAAAATAATGTTACCGGTCGGAGGAGTAACAGTTGAATTTGTAATATTTAACGAATTATTATCCGATTCCGCTGAAAATGTAATAATTCCACTTGTTCCCCCACCAAAAGGTATTACATTCCAACTTCCTGCAACGGTTAAATTCTCGGTTAAATATATCTGCCTAACTTCCCCAGGAACTAGTACAGTTCCAATCGGGTTACCTGCATTATCTAACAAAGTAAAATCACAGCTCCCGACATTATTAAACAATAAGCTAGTACCGGTTTCTACAGTATTGGCAGGCGGCAAAGTAATTGTATATGCATCATTTTCAGAAATTACATTATTAATGTCACTAGCAATCTCCCCTTCAGTGCGGGGATAAGGCCAAGATAGTTTAATATCGCTATTTAATATGATTTTAGAATATGACATGATATTCTTCTACATTGCTCTATCAGAAAACGGCATGACCGGATTGTAGATATCGGTCTGTACTTTTTGCAAAGTATCTCGCATTACTCTTACGGCTTTTTGTTCATAATATTGCTGCTCTTTTAGCCCGTAGCGTTCATCACGTGCTAAAACAATAGTATCACCGGTAGTAATACAATCATTTTCCGATCTTAAGTCTCCTCTATAAGTACGTTTGTTTTTAAGCCTATCAGGAGATACGATATACCACTTCTTTGCCAGTAACCTATTAATACGTTCAGGGCTATTAAAGGCAAAGTAATATTCCTCGCCCGGTTGTTTTATCTCATCAATTAAAGCTTTAAAAGGACAGGTTGAATCAGTGAACATTAAATCAAAATCACTTCCTTCAAGTTCATGCTCCCTGATATCTCTATCAATAGATAGAAATTCATTATTTTTGTCTTGTTTATATTTAATTGCCATTTTTTGACCTCATTTCTTTGTTACGTTGATCTAGAAGCTCCTTGTACCTCTCGTAAGACATACCAAAAGCAAGAGCTGCCTTTTTCTCTCTATCGCTTAATTCCCTTGTTTTTGGATCTGGTATTGATTCTCGTGGAGCGCGACTGCGAACTGCTCCAAAATGTTTGGCAGGAATCATGGCTGAGGAAGTATCCTGCATTTTTAAATTATCGATATACTCATCAATCATGCCGTAATAACTACCAGAGCCTATTAGATGTTCCTTTCCTCCGCTTTGGTATTTACGATCCAGTTTAGTAATAAAGGATAATACTGAGGTCGCTAGCTTCTCATCATACTCAGGGGCGTTTCTATCTACTTCAGGATTACTTTCAAGCCAGCTATATAACCTATCTTCATATTCCCTAGCTCGAACCTGATTTAGATGCTCTTGTGAGTATTCTTCTTTAGGAAAAGTGGCTATTCTAGATGCCTCATTTAAGGCATGGGTCGCCTTTGAAATATCCGCAGTAGCTCTGCTAACTCCAGCAGCATCCCCGTTTTCCAGTGCTAATTGAAGCCGTGCCTGAGCCATTTCAAGTTCGCTGGCAACATTGTTCTTATAATGGGTAGAACCGGTATTAATAGCTTGGCTGAGCATTTGTTCCATTTGTAGTTTTTCTTGCTGTAACTGCTCTAATTGCTCAGCAAGCTTTACCTTTTCTTCACGTTCTTTTTTTAATTTAGACCAGTATTTTTCCTTGTCTTTGTCAGGAGCAGAGGTTTTAGTAGGCTTTTCTTCTTTTTCGGAAACATCTGCGGAAATATCGCTTTTATCATCGCTACTATCTACACCTTGAGTATCTTGCCCTAAGTCTTTAGTTTCTACTTCTGCCTCGCTAGCTTCATTCTTTGAATCTTTATTTTCGGCTACTTCTTTTAAAGGTGGAATAGCAGCGTTTAAGTCGCTTGTATTTTCAATATCTATTTTAAACATATTCTTACCTTGATACTTTTGATGGATTATCGACTAGCAGTTTGATTTTAAAATCCTCTACCATAATTATCGGTTCACCCTCATATTTTGACTGCAATGATGAACCACGCGGGAATATGACCCAGTCTCCGGCTTTGACGTAAGGGCCGCTTGGAAACTGATCGCCCTTATAACTATCGGGGCCCAGCTTTAATACCATCCCGACCATTGAGTTATATTCCAGATCATCTTGGACGGCGCTTGGCGGTTTTATAATTCCTCCTCTTGTAACCTCTTCAACAGGCGGTTTGTAAATAAGAATTAATACATTGATTCCAGTAACTGACACCTCTTTAAATCTCTCTATCATTGCTTCCTTATTAAAAGCTTCCAGATCAATGCCTTTGGTTTTAAAATCTTCCGGTTTGTAATTGGCTATTTCACAGTTAGTCATTGTTATTTACCTCTATTATGTGCCTGTTAAAGAGTTCAAGGGAACTCTCAAGTCCCTCAATTAATCCCACATGATATTTGTAATCCTCTAGCGTAGAAATTGATGCCGGATTACATAAAATACGCCTGTATCTATCAATTTCAGACTCAATACTTCCTATAAAGCCGGAGGTAAAAGAACCTCGGCTATAAATGTTATTTCGGTTCATTTACCGCTCCTCCCCATATTTCTAGGTTTTACTGCCGCTCCGCTTTTTGTAGCAACGTCCTTTCTAATTTTAGCCGCTCCCCCGGCGGCATACTTATTACAGCTCGTTTCTTTTTCTCTGGCTCTCTCTTGCATTTGGCGAGTAGCGAACTCTCTTTTTTGCCTATCCATAAATAATCTCCTCTTTTTCTGGTGTGGATGAAATTTGCGATCTTAGAGCTTCTACTTGTGCCTTTAACTCAGCTTCTTTTGCCTTGTACTCAAGCTTTAGTAGTTCAAGCTCGTTCTTAGTACTCATTTCCTGTTCCTTGGTTAACGTGTCTATTACTTTTTCTTTCTCGTTTAACTGGAGCTTTAAAAGTTCAATCTGATATTTCTGCTCAGCAAGTTGTTGTTGTTCATTAACTTTTAATTCAGCTAAATACTTCTCTTGTTCCAGTTTTTCCTTATCAAGCTCGATACTCATTTGCGTCTTATAGCCGTCAGCTTCAATATTTAAGTGAGCTAGACGTTCTTTTGACTCTACTTCAAGTTTTCGTTGCTCAATGTCAGCAATCTGTACCTGTAATGCCGGGTCTATAGGTTGTTGTTCCTGCTGTTCTTGCGGTGGTGGTTCGGGAAGTAGTATCTTATCAATGTCCTTAATCCCTAGGGCCTGATATACTTTTAAATATACTTCTCGCATGTTATGTAGCTCCGGATTGCTGCTAGCTAACTTTAAAATACTCTCTGCCTTGATTATTCTCTGTGTAGAAGATTCAACAGACGGATCAGATACGGGTATGACCTTTAAACTTTCTTTATCCAGAGGTAGCGTGCTAAGATTGAACATTTTATAAAAGAGCTGTAGCTCGGCGCTAAAGCTACTATGGACTGTTCTCATTATTGCCGATTGCATCCGATTGGATACTTCAAGCAAGGCAATCGTAGTACCGACAGGCGTATTCTGATTATTTTCAGTGAGTCCCATCTCTGTTGCAGACGCTAGCTCCTGTGTCTGGGCAGTTATCCGGTTAATATATTCAAGTAAAGCTGGCGATGGTCCATTATAAGGAAGTGGCATGATTGAATCACGCAAGGACAAATTCCCTGTTTCAACAGTTACGAATTGACCAGGTAATATATTCAAATCATTATTAGTAGTTTTTATTCCCTTAGCCTTCATCCCTCCCGGGAAATTCTGGAAAATAGCTGCATCAATCGCCATTTGCTGCATGGAAGTTAAGCTCTTTGAATTAGAGCCAAGTATTTGAGCAAGCCCCAGTCCAAAAACATCAAACCCGGGGAATAAATTATAATGAATGAAGCAGTTAATCCTTGTTTTAGTTGGATCGTTTTCATCCCAGTTTGGCGTAAGTGATACGATCTGATTACTGCTGCCGCATCTGGTAATAACATAAGGTAATGGTATACTATAGTCCTCAGATGCATTGTTATTGTCAAAAAAATCATTCAAAACCAGATATTCGTGCGTCTCATAAAAAGGAAAACGGGAATTTGTTGGGTCTACCTGTTTGGCTTTAGAGTCGTCCGTTGCTTCTTCTCCATCGCTGCTACCTACACTATCTAGGTAATCAAGATCAACTTTTGAAAATATCCCGCTTTGCATGTTAAAAAGGATTTCTCTTTTAGAGAGGTATCTAATATGAGTTAGACGATTTGATTCGGTAATACTTGAGCAGTTATTATCAAATAAAAAATCCTCAGGCATGATAAACCTACTCAAGGGCTTACCAGTAATCGGGTCGTAGTAGATTTTCCTAAATACACACCCATATAAAATTAAGTACAATAAAAACCGATCGTAGTCTGGATAAAAGCCCTTATCTTCTACTGTTAAGTACTCATTTAAAGCATCCCTAACCATCTCGCCTTTTAATTCGTAATCTTCGCTAACACTAACATCAGTCCTAAATCCTACAGGACCGGTTGAGGGGAGTAACTCGGAGCGAAGAGTTGCCCAGAGCCGGAGCACGCTGCTAGAGAAAGTAGTATCGTAAGTCTTAACCTGGGCAGCGTTTCCAATAGAAGAATTGGATTTAGATTTGACATTATTTGGGTCTTGTATTTCCTCAATTTTAAAGCCAAGTAAGGTTTTAGCCTTTTCAATTATATCAAGCCATGGTGCGCGGTTTTTAGTATCTTTTTCTGTTACCTCTTCTAAGTAAGCAGCGATTTTATCTCTGACGCTTTCTGGTATATCATCTGCAAAATTACTATTAAAGGCGGCATCCGCAGGTGCTAATTCCTCCGCTTCGTTATCTATACGTGATAAGATTTGATCTTCTAGGGAAATAAGTGCTTCTTCTTCCGGTAAAACCGGTTCATCTAAACTACCTGTTTCTTGTGGTAGGATTTGTTCTTCCATCGGCATTTCTTGAGTCAAATTTAGAAATTCAGGCTCAAGGTTCTCGGTAACGGATAAATCGGGGATAACCTTATCCCTTTTCTTCCGTCTTTTCCTCATGCTATCTAATCTTGCCTCTTTCAAGGCTCTACTTCTTACTGCCATTAGTATAATTTCTTGCGTTTAGTAACGATCTCATCTTCCTTAACATCACTTGTATGAATTAAAGTATCAAAGTCTCGGAGGTATAAAATTGTTTGCGTCATCGAATCAACCAAATCCTTTGATTCCCCATTTGGAAAAGTTATCACTGTTTCTAAAAACTCTTCAGCGAACGGAGTTAGCCTTTCAGGATTTTTCTCTTCAGTCGGTAAATAAATAAGTCCGCACTCAATAAGAGGCGCTGCTCTCTGTACTCTTGCATTCTTATCGCCTTTTGGGGTGTAGCCTATAGCAGGAACTCCTCCAAGCCTTAGATCACGTATTAAAGGATCGCCCGTTGCCTTTGCCTCAATAAGGCAAATATCTACGCTTCTTTGAGCCGGCATTGGGTTCTTATGCTCACCTATATCCTTATAATCTTTGGCTAAGCGCTGAGCCTTGCTTCGGAGCTCTGGATATCCTACACGACCCCGCCAACTAGAGAGTAGCATCATCCTAAATAACTCATCCTCGGATTTCTCGCCCCAAACTCCCCACGTAGTACAGGCAGAATAGGCCGCTGTCGGCTCATCGGAAATTGCCGTATCCCAGCTTTGCAATATGTAATCAAATTTAGGCTTAATAGGGCTAGTCCAGGACTTAAACCATTTTTTCTTGATTATTCCACCGCCAATTGGAGATGGTCTTTGCTGGCACTGCCCAGCATAACCATAAGAACCAAGTAACTTTTTTAACTCATTTACCTGCTTTTCGCCAAAGCGTAAGCTGCTGAGTAACTCCCCTTCTTTGTTTCTAGGGTCTTCCCAAATAACCTGATCTATGCCAAGAGGAACTGTAATACACTTGCGCTTTTCTTCAAATTCTAGCGGCAGCACTAATTCTACCCAATCACCCTCGCTGTCGTTCTTTCTGATATAACCGGTTAAATCATTCTCATGCGTTCTTTGCTGGACGACTATTCGGCAGTCATTAGCTGGGTTATTTGAACGGGTAGACATTCTTTGTGTCCACCAGTTAATTACGTTCTCTCTTTTGATTTCAGATAAGTCCCCTGGGTCGTTAGGGTCATCAATAATAATGATTGAACCGCCTTTACCGACAGTTTTAGATACTACGCTTGTTGATTGCCTATATCCTGTTTTGGTATTCTGGAAAAAGCTTTTAACGTTCTGGTCTCTAAGAAGAGGGAATCTATATCCCCAATTATCCTGATA